TTCTTGTCATGTATCAGCCGCCGCTGTGGCGGTCTCCTTCCTGCTAGCCCAGCCCGCCGATTGCGGTCGGTGTGCTGGGTCAGGCCTCCGGCGCTCCCGCCGGGGGCCGCCTTACAGTTCGGCCGAGAACTCGAGGGTTCCCGTGCCGGCGTCCAGGTACACCGCGCCACCGGCTGTCAGGCCGCTCGCCGTCGAGATGGCCAGCCGGACCCCCCGCGCGGTCGAGGAGCTGTCCAGCGAGATGGCGGTCGGGTTGACGATCGTGCCGCCGACGTTGCACCTGAACCCCGACGCGGTCGTGACGGTCAAGGTGGGCGTGGCCCGCATGACCGGGGTCAGGGCACGGACGAACAGTGCCGCGGTGGTGGCCGACCCGATGCCCATCCCGACCGGCTCGTTGCTGGCCCCGAGCTTCTGGTAGAACCGCCGACACCTGTCGACCTGCACCGCCATCGCATCCTGCTCGAACGCAGTGGCGAACCGGCCCAGCTCGAGCTGGATACGGCCCACTGTCTGGGCGCTGCCGAAGAACTCCACCACCACGTCGGCGGTCCCGTCCAGGTCGACCGTGATCGGGCCGGCCGCCAGCGACGGCACCGTGCCGCCGGAGTTGTAGACCCGGGCGGTGGCGTTGCCCGCCCACGACAGGGTGTAGGTGCCCGCCGGGATGTCGGCCCGCTCGACGACCTGCTGGATGTACCCGTCGAGGACCACGAGCTGGCCCTGTGGCGCGCTGGTGAACGTCAGCGTCGTGGCGGCCTGGTTGGACTTCCACCGGTCGAACCCGAACGAGCCCACCGCCAGCGACCCGGCGGAGGCATAGCCGCGCTGGTTGACCCGGAAGTCGCCGTTGATGATCCGGTTCCGGCCAGGCATCAGCGTGTCGTAGCGAGGCAGCGACGGCCCGACCGGGTTGGAGTAGGTGGCGTTGGACTCCCGGATGTCGAGAGGACCGGGGAACGAGTAGTACCCGGCCTTGATCTCGTTGGCGAACGTCGAGGCGCCCGTGCCGTCGATGTTGATCCGGGGCGGCACGTTGTAGATCAGCCCGGACCCGTTGGAGCCGAAGGAGATGGTCGGGCCACCCCTGGACGCGGCCACCTTGAACGTGTTGGCGCCGGGGACGTTCGACACGTAGTAGGCGGGTCCGCGGACCATGCCCTGGGCCAGCGTCGTGTTGGCCGAGAACACCACCACGTCCCCGACCGCCAGCCCGTGGGCGGTGTCGGTGAAGGTGTCGGTGGCCAAGGTGACCGACCGGGCCGCGGTGCCCTGCTCGAACCGGGTGGCGCCGTCCCAGATGTTGTTGGAGGCGTGCTTGATGTCGAAGTAGAACTCCGACAGGTCGCCCTCGTAGGAGATCCCGGAGAAGGTGTTCCCGTTGACGGTGCCGGCGCCGCCGGAGCCGTCGATGACCAGGTGTCGCCAGCCGGTCCGCCGGATGCCGGAGCCATCCAGGGTGTTCGTGGACTGGGTGACGCCGCCGCCGCTGAAGCTGTTCTGGTTGACCCAGCCGCCGGTCGTCGGGGCGATCTTGTGGGCCACCTTGCACAGGTCGACACGGCCGAGGTTGATCCGGTTGTAGCTGGTGCCCTGGCCGAGCCCGGTGAGCAGCCAGCCGGTCTCGAAGTAGTCGATCCGGCGGCCCACGACGTCGGAGTCGTAGAGGTTCTGGACCTTGACGCCGATAGAGCCGGCGGTGAACGAGGTGGGTGGGCTGCCGGATGTGGCCTTGGTGATGTTCGGCAGGGTGATCGTCGCCGCCTGGAGCAGCTTGGCCGACGTCTCGTGTCCGACCAGCAGGACCGCGCTGGCGAACGTGTTGGGGGCGATGAGTGTGCCGCGTGCGCCGTTCAGGTTGCCCGAGACCACGATCGTGGAGGCGAGTGAGGCGAGGTTGTACTTGCCCTCCAACAGGAGTGTCGCGCCCGGTGCCAGGACGTTGCCGCCGATGACCGCCTGTCGCAGTGCCGTCACCGCAGCGGCAGCGTTGACGACCGCCGTGGTGTCGTCGGTCGCCCCGTCGCCTACCGCGCCGTACTGCTCCGGCTTGATGACCACGGGGGCCACTCGAGTTATCGAGGTCGAGAGCGCCGCCACCCAGGCGTCGGTCTGGATCAACGACGCCGGCGAGACCGGCACGTAGCTGTTCTGGGTGTTCGAGTATCCCAGCACGTACCCGTTGGTCGTCTCGACCCCGGGCGTGAACGTCGGGTTCCCGTACTTCGTGATCCCCGTCTGAGCGCTCCCGCCGCCATAGACCGCCCACGACGGGTCCGGCGGCACCGTGATCGCCGGAGTGAACAGCGACCCGTCGAGGATCGCGCCGTCGCTGTTCAGGACGAACCCCAGCGTCGGGTAGTCCAGCGGCGGCGAGGGTGCCCCAGTGACGTGGGTGTACTGGAACTTGGTCATCAGGCGGCCTCGTAGCTGCCCCACACGTCATAGGTGTCGCCAGTCGCAGGGGCAGCAGGTGTCGTGTTCCCCACCGCACCCAGCGCGCCACCCGCTGCCGACGAGTGGTAGAGCAGGTTGACCTTGGCGCCGGACACGAATGCCGTCATGCCGAAGTAGGTTGCAGATGCGGAGGCGTCCGAGAACGCCACCCCGAACCTGCACGGATGTCCGGCGATCGGGGTGACGGGCAGGGTGACCTGATAGATCCCGGAGCCGGCAGTGGTGGTGGATCCGACCGTGATCCTGATCCAGAAGTCGACGGTTTTGTCGAGCTGCCGGTAGTGGCCGACCCAAGTCCCGTTGCCGAGCGTCGGGTTCGTCGTCGTCGCCGTCCAGCTCGAGCCGGAACCGAACGAGGTCCATGCCTCGGTCGCTGCCTTGAGCGCGTCCCGGTAGGTGGCGAGGTTGGTCGGCACTGTCGTCGTGTCGCCCGAGGCGATCGTCGGGATGGTGCCGGTGAAGGTGGTCATTCGGCCTTCCTCGTCTGGTTCGACTGGGCTATGTGCGTCAGGTCGCGGTGGACGTAGGATGAGGCGAAAGCGGCCCACCGTCGCGGCAACGACGATGGGCCTAGCCGACTGTTAGGAGTCGACCATGAACCACCGTATCCGTCTCGCGCTCGCCGCACTCGCCGCGGCCGGCAGCGTCCTCGGGGTGACGGCAGCGCCCGCCCAGGCCCGCGCCTATGAGGACAGCGACCATCGCCACTGTGTCTCTCACGATGAGTGGCAGAAGCTGGGCTACATGAACCCCGTCCGACGCTCGGTCATCGAGCAGCGCTTTGAGGTCAGGGGCATCCGGCCGGCGAACCAGTACGTGAACCCGACCAACCCGCACCTCTACCCGGTGGCGTACCGGGTCTGCGGACGGCACCTCGACGAGCAGGTCTTGGTGATCATGTACCGGAAGACCAGCAACTCCTGGTACTGGGCATTCCGCCTGAACCGGGTGCTGCCTCTGCCTCCGCCGCACGCGGCCCTGTGAGCTAGAGGGCTACCGGGTTCGTCCCAATCACGCCCCGGGTTGCGTCACCGATCACTAGCGTCTGGTCGTCGGGCGACGTGGGCGAGACGTTGAACGTGATCCGCAGCGACTCCGGGCCGTGCACTTCGGTCCATCCCTCCACGAAGTACGTCGAGGTCGAGGCCACCGCCTGAGAGGGCTGGTTCGAGACCGTGATCTTGTCGCCCACGTTCGTCGCCATCACTGTCGCACAGTTCGGGGTCTTGCCGACCTGGGCCAGCACATCCACGCTCAGGGATGCCACGCGCGGCGACGGGGTCTTGTACTTGTACAGCGCCCATCCCACCAGGAAGACCGGCTCGTCGTCGTCCTGTGCTGCGGTCTCGATGGACATCGTCGCTACACCATTGTCGGTTTTGCTGGTCGCGTCGAAGGCGTGCGCGGTATACAGGCCAGTCACATCCGATGCAGTGATGTCGTTCACCAGCGCCGATCTGTCCAGCTTCGGGGCGTAGTCCGACTCGACCATGTGCTGAGCCATGTCGAGCGTGTAAGAAGACGAGAGAGTCAGACGGTGCGCCCGGTTGTGGAACGTCAGCGTGCCGTCCCGAGCGTCGAACAGCACGCCGCCTTCTGTGGTTTCCATCAGACGCATCAGTTCAACGGCCTGCTTGTCGGTGGTATCGACGTGCTGGACAGTCACCTGTCCGGTCTCCAGCGAATATGCGGCCGACTCAACACCGATGAATCCGAGATACCGAGCGATCCGGGCCGACGTGGTATCTCCCGCATCGCCGGTCAGTCCCAAGCTGGCGTGCTCCGCGATCCGGGCGCCACTAAGAACCGAGCTGAAAACGGCTACGTGCGCGACCCCGCCAGTGAGTTGCAGGTTTGTGGGGTCGAGGCGCGGGCCGCCTACGCTCAGCGTGCTGCTCGGAGGTACGACCGGCACCGAACCGGTCCCCTCTACAACCCCGTCCACATAGGAGGTCGTCGCCCCGCCTGCCGTGATCGTCATGGCGAAATGGTGTACGGAGCCGTTGGCCATCGTTGTGCTGGTCGATCCACCCGCCACGGTGAGGATGTCGCCGGCATAGGCGACGAGGCCGCCACTGGTCTGCACCGTGAAGTAGATCTCGCCGAAGTCGAGGATCGTCTCTGCGGCGGTCGGGACGCCGTTCCGCGCGAAGAAGAATTCGATAGTCCAACCGCTAGCGCTGGTTAGATTGCTGCCGCCATTCAAGTACTGGCCGCCCGCAAACTGTGCTGCCGTCAAACTGTCGGTACCCGGTCCCGTCGCCGTCCCGAAGACCACGGCTGTCGACGACGGGTCGCCCGCTGGCACCAATGGGAGGCCGCGGTTGCCCGATGAGTCGTTAGCCTGGATCGCCCCTTGGGGTTCGCCGAGGGTGTAGTAAGCCGCCGGCCCATCCACCAGAATCGCGGCCTCGATAACCGACTTGAGCGCCGCCGTCTGCCCCAGCCGCGACAACCGCGACGACGCCGACACCGTCACCGCCGCATACGCATCCGTCCCCGTCGTCCAACCCAATTCGATCTCGTCGATGAACCCCAGGAACCGTGTCGACACTGCGCCATCCACTGGGGTCGCCCGCACCCGGATCGGCCGTCCCAGCTTCACGTTCGACCCATACGGGCCACCCGTGTAGCCGGGGGTGAAGCGGCGGTCCCGGTTGTCGAGGACCAGCGTGCAAGTGTTCGCGTCGGCGGTCGAGCGCTCGTCACCTCGGCCGATATTGATCGTGATCAGCTCGGCCAGCTCGAGGTAGTCACTCACGTCGGTCCAGGTCCACGATGCGGCCGGGACGTTGTAGCCGCCATTGAACGCGACCTCGACGACGTCGTTCGGCATGTAGTTGCTCGTCGGCATCAGAGGTGCTCCTTACGCCGGCGAGACGAGCAGCTTGCGGCCCGTCGCCTTCTCGCGACGCCGGAACACGATCTCCAGCGTCTGCCCGTCCAGCCGCACGACCGCCTTGTCGTCCTTTCCGAGCGACTCCGCGATCTGGGTCAACACCGAGTTCACCGCCTGCAACTGGTTGAGCTGCTGGTTCGCGACCTGCAGCTGGTCCTTGAACACCACGTCCGAAGCCTTCTGGCCCGCCGACGACAGCGCCCCGGCAGTCTGGGACTGCAACGAGTTGAGCTGCGCGATCTGCCCCGCCGACGCACCCGCGAGAGTATGGATCTGCGCCACCCCCGACGCCCCCGCAGCCTGCAGCTGCGACAGCAGTTGAGGAGAGAGGCCCTTGTCGACCAGTGACTGGATGTCGGCCTGCAACTGCAACGCCTTCTGGAGCTGCTCCTGCTGGTAGGCGATGATCTTTTCGACGGTGCCCGTATAGGCGCCGGACTCCGGGTCACTGAAGTCGGCCGAGAAGATGTTGCCGACGAAGTCCTGGAACCCCTCGGCCCACGCCTTCTTGTCCTCGAGGATCGAAGCTATCTGGTCCTTGGCAGTCGAGATCGCGTCACGCACCCCGGCGAGCACGTCCTGGAGCTTCTTCTTCTTTCCTGCGATCGCCGCAATGACCTGGGTGACCATGTCCAGCGCCGCCTGCCCCACCTGCACGGTCGGGTTCCGGGTCGCGTGCCGCTCGGGCTGCACCCCCGGGGCGGCCGGCGTCGGCTTCCCGGTCGAGGTGTAGTGAGTGGTGACGGTGACGGTGACGGTCTTGCGGTCGGGGATGTTGCGGATGTTGTTGGCCAGGGTGTGTGCCTTGTCGCCAGCGGCGAGGAGGTCGTTCCCCAGCTTCTTGGCCCACCCGAACCCAGGCACGTGCCCGAGGGTGGTGAGCATCTTCCCGATGGCGGTGTTCACATCACCGAAGGCGTTCAGCATGAACCGCAGCGTCGGTGCGGTGACGTTGTTCCACAGCCAGATCATCACGTCAGCCCACGTGCGCAGCCCCTTGATGACGATCTTGATCTGGAACGCCAGGTACGGGAAATAGACCTTCGCGGCCTCCTTCAGCGGCGGCCCGATGACGACCCACGCCCGCCTAGCATCGTCGACGATGCTGGCCAGGTCGTCCATGACGCCGTTGAGGTCGCCGCCGGACTTGGAGCCCTTGCGGAACCAGTCGATCACCGCGGAGAACGCCGGCCCCAGCTTGTCCTTCAGCCAGTGCGCGATCTTCTGGACCGCCGGGATGCCTGAGTTCAACATCCAGGTCGCGAACCGGAGCGCGTAGGGCAGGAGCTTGTAGCCGATGGCCTCGCCGGTCTCAGACATCTGGACCTTGAGCCGCGCCATTTTGCCGGCAGTCGTCTCCGCAGCCTGCGCGGTGGCGCCCTTGAACTTCTTGGCCAGGTCGTCCTGGATGGCCGCGAACGTCTTGGTCTCGCCCGCAGCGTCCTTGATCTTGACCCCGAGCCGGGACAGGCCGCCGAGTGACCCGTTCTGGGCCTTCGCCAGGGCGTCGGTGACAGTCTTCAGGTCCTTGCCGGTGCCGGCAGAGATATTCATCCCCAGCGTGAGCAGGTCCTGGGCCTTCTTGACGTCTCCCGTGGCCGTGGCGAGCTTCGCCAGCGCCGGCCGCAGATCGTCGTCGGCGACACCGGACGCCAGACTGGTTGCCAGGATCCAGTCCTCGACCGCGGCGATCTGGTCGTTCGTCGCCTTGGTGTTGTTCTTGAGCTGCCGCGCCAACTGGGAGGCGCTGGCCTCGTCCGCCGCGGCGGCCTCACCCATGTCCCACAGCGCCTTGCCCGCAACAATGGCCGCCCCGGCGAACCCGATCGCAGCGGACTTCCCGATGCGCTTCAGGGTTGAACCGAGGCGGCTCGTGCGGGACTCGGCCCTGTCGACTGCCCCGATGAGGTTGCGGGAGTTGCCGAGGAACTCGACGGTGACTTGCCTGCCAGCCATCAGCTACCCCCGCTCACTGGTTGGCCAGGGCATCGTCCATCTGGCGGATGTACTCGACGACCTCCCGCAACGTCATGCGTTCCACGTGCCAGGGCATGAGGCCGGGATAGAACTTCGTGAGGGCGGGTAGCCGCTTGAGCAGCACCCGCCTCAGGCTTCCGGGCCTGCGTCCTCCAGGTCCTCGCCCTCGGCGGCGTCGACCTTCGCGCTGAGGATCTTGCGGTAGTCGATGTCCTTCGCAACCTCAGTGAACGGCAGGTCGCGCTCGCCAGCCAGGCGGCGCGCAAGCCAGATGATGGCCGCGAACTCCACCAGGTCCGGGTTACCGGCCGAGGTCTCCACAACCAGCTGCGGGAACGTCATGCCCACCTGCTGCTTCAGCGCCAGGGAGTCCAGCGCGTTCAGGTCACCCGCGCGGATCTCGTAGACATCGTCGTCGATGCAGATCCGGACCCCGAAGTCGAGCGCATCCTCCTGCGCCTTCCGGGACGCTTGGGTCTGCTTCTTCGTCAACGACGGGCGGCGGTCCTGCGGCTGCTTGGCTCTCGACGGTGTGGTCACAGTCCGTTCCTCTTCATCAGGTCGGTGATCGATTCGGTCCAGTCGCGGGTGATGGACTCGCTGTCGCGGCGGATCGTCGGGAACACGAAGTAGCCCTCGTGGCCGCGCCACGGCTGGAACTGCTGGGTCGTCGGCCGGCCGCGGCCACCGAACTCAGCGCCCATCGCCGCGGGCTGTCCGGACCCGAACTTGATGCCCGCCCAAGTCGTCGACCCGCCACCCTTGACCGACGGCGCCACATGTGCGGCGACTCCACCGAGGGAGTAGGCGGCGGCCTGTGCTCGCTCGCCTTCCTTTTTGGCGATCCTGACGTTCGCGTCCCGCAACTCCCGCTGCGCCCCGTTCGACAGGTCCCGTAGCGCCTTGTTGAGCTCGGAGAGCCCGTAGACCCGGATCCCCTCGCCACCGGCAGAGATGCGCGCCATCGGCTACGGCGTGGTGTCGGAGGTGACGTAGGCGATGGTCATCGGGGAGTTGGTGCCGTCGTACTCCGCGATGCCCGACAGGTTCTGCTCGAGACTGCCCGGGTCGCCGGCGAAGGTGAAGTCGTCGAACCGCGCAGACGGGATCGTGATGGTCAGCGATGAGGTGCCAGCGGTCCAGGCCGCGACAATCTGTGCCGACGCACCCGCCACAGTGGTGGAGTTCGCCCGGTTGAACTGGGTCAGCGAGTCGAAGTCCGCGTCGATCGACCACGAGATCGCGAGCTGGCCCGGGGTCGGCTCCTTGGGGGTGGTGCTGCCACGGAGCTGCTTACGGTCGAGCTTGTAGCCCTGGTCGATCTCGATGCTGATGTTCGTGCAGTCGAACGACGAGCCGCCGATGGTGACCACGGCACCGGCCCACGACAGCGGCGTCATGCTCGTCGGGTAGGCGGCGGTCGCCAGCGCAGTCGCGGTCGTGTACGAGGCCGCCCAGATGTCGAACGACGCCATCAGCATGTCGTCGGTCGTGTTGCTGAAGGTGGTCTTGGGGACCTTGCTGCCGGAGAACGTCACCGCCTGGTTGGTGCCGGTCGGCGAGAACGGCGCGTTGAACTGGCCGGTGAACGACTTCCCGATGGACAGCGACGTGCCGCCCTCGGTCGCGGTGTGCGTGTACGGGCCGGCGCCGGTGGTTGCCACCGACGGCAGGATGTACTTCAGCCAGAACCCGAACCCCTTGTCCATGACCACCATCGGGATGGTTCCCTCAACGTGATCGGTGTAGGGCACCATGCGGGACGAGCGGCGGACACGAGAACCGACCCGAAGCGGGTTGGACTCGGTGCGACCCGGGACCGGTCGGACCGGCATCGGGTTGTCAGGCTCATATTCAGCGAACCGGTCGACAGTCAGCGCCGTGTTGAACGTGACCTCGTCCTTGAACCCGAACTGGTAGTCGTAGGCGCCCACGGTCAGCTCTCCTCACTGTCGCCGCGGTTGGCGGCAGCCTTCTTTGCGGCCTTCGACCGCTCGGGGTCCGGGATGTGCTCCCAGGTGTCCTGCCCGTCGAGACCGTCGGCGACGTCGGGGTCCTCCACCTCGACCGTTTCGCCTTGGGCGACGACCGCGTTGAGCGCCGGGACAGCGACCTCGTCGTAGGGCCCGACGTACTTGAACCTGCGCATCCGTGCTCCTAGGTGAGTCGGGCTCGGTAGGTGATGGGGTAGATCCGCTCGAGAAGAACGCCCTTGTCGTTGAACAGGGCGGTCTGAGAGCCGCGGCCCTCGATGGCGACCCAGAGGAGCCCGGTGATCTGGCTGTCCCAGTTGGCGTGGGTGGCGCACCAGTCCTCGACCGCGCCGCCGATGACATCCATGCGGTCGGAGACCTGCTCCTCGGTCTGCGAGATCCCAGAGATCAGCAGCACGAGTTCGAACGTCGCCTGCTCGTCCCGGAAGGTCTTGGTGGCCCTCAGGGATGCCGTCGAGTGCTCGAACTCGGCGTTGCCGGTCCACACCTTCTCCCGCGCCTGCCAGTTCGCCTTCCAGCCGAACGACACGTCCGGGGTCTGGTTGGTCTCCGGGTCTGGGGTGCTGAACTCCGGGGTGGCTGCGATACCCGCGACCACCAGAGAGCGGACCGCGGTGATCAGGCTGCCCATCAGGCGAACCCGAAGGACGCCGTGTTCCGCACATAGGAGGCGATCAGCGCGTCCAGCTCCGGGTAACCGGTCGGCCGCTTCTCACCCGGCAGCACATACGACGTCGTCCCGTAGTCCGTGGTCACCGACGTGCGGCGGATGTCGACGCCGTTCTGGTCCGACTGCGACAGCAGCCGGTCACGGGTCGCCCACATCACCGCGTTCTTGATGTCCGCGGGGCAGGTCGTGAACCGGCCGGCGGAGTAGGTGACTACGACGTTGCCGACCCCTGGCGTCCAGATCGTCCCGAGGCTGCCGCCACTCGTCGAGTACCGCAGCACGCCTGCCACGGTGGTCAGCAGCGTCGGGCTCACCGTGACGCCGTCGACCGTCAGAGATGTGATGCTTCGGATGTAGGCGTGGGAGAGGATCAGGCATGTGTCGCCCGTGCCGTCCAGGGTCTCAGTGAAGGACCGGGGGATGAACGGCTCGCCGATCTCGCGCTCGACGATGGCGACGAAGTACGCGGCTGCGGCGTTGATCTCCGCGTCACTGAATGCACTGCCTGAGCAGTCCGGCAAGGCCCGGAACTCTGCGAGTGTGAAGTAGTCCGGGTCGGCCACGGGGTCAGTCTCCTCACCTGGTCGTCAGCGGTAGGCGACGGCGCGGACGTCACAGGAGGTGGTCTGCTCGTGCACCACGACGTCGCGGAACCCGGCCGCCTTGAGCTCTGCCTCGAGGTCGGCCGCCTCGACGTTGGCGTAGTGCTCGCCGTCGTAGAGCACAGGACCGCCGTCGACCGCGGAGTGGACCTCGCGACCTGGTCCGGCCATCGTCGTGATGAACACGCCGCCACGCTTCAACGCGCAGTAGGCGGTGCGCAGGATCGCCGGCCACACGTCGGTGTGCTCGAAGACCTCGCAACAGACCACCACGTCGTAGCTGCGATCCGGCTCCCACTTCGCGGCGTCGGCAACGATGTCGACCCCGTCACCGGGCGCGATGTCGAGGACTGTGTAGACGGTCGCGTTGGGGAACAGCGGGCGTGGCGTGCCGTTGATGTTCCGGCCACCGATGTCCAGGACGGCCACCGGGGCGTCGGTGCGGTACTGCTCGACCCAGGCGAACGCCTCGGCGTGCACCTACTTCTTCTTGGCCGTCGACTTCTTGGCTGTCGAGCGGTCGACCGGCTCGGTCTTGCGGGCCTCGTCGGCGCGCTCCTGGGCCGCCTCTGCCGCAGCCTCCAGCGACTCCCGCCGCCTCTTGCCAGCCGCCTCGCGGTCCGCCTTCGTGGTGATCCCGAACGAGGCGAGCACCTTGTCGGCGGCGTCGATCAGCGTCTTCTGCCCATAGATCTCGGCGTTCTCCCGCTCGGCCAGCGCCTGCTCGACCTGGGACTGGTTCTGGTACGGGACATCAGGCATGGTTCGCTCCTCCGAGCTCGTGTGACAGGTAGTTCAGATGAACGGGGTGGACGTCCCAGCAGATCGGGACCTCTTCGGCGACGTGCTCGAAGTGCCACATCGAGAACGACACGTCGCCGAAGTGGCTGGACCGGGCGACCGCGCCGAATTCCCGGTGCACCCGCCGGGGCAGGTAGACCATGCCGAGCCCGAACAGGTTGCAGGTCGGGTCGCCGGTCTCCACCGTGACGGCGCCGGACGGGGTGACAGTGCCCAACCCAGTCCCGTCCCAGCGGCGGTGTGCCCAGACGTCGGCGGTGAGGTTGTAGGTGTCGGCGTAGATCCGGTATGGCGCGACCAGGACCCGGTCGGGGTCCTTGGCCGCATGATCCGCGAAGTGCCGCAGATCCTCCTGCCCGATGGCGATGTCCCACTCGAGGAGCAGGACATCGTCGTCGACGGCAGACAGAGGGCCGTAGCTGTGGTTGTCGATGACCAGACGCTCGATGTCGTCGACAACGTAGGAGCGGCCCTCGGGGATGCGGCTCGGCCAAGATCGGAGGAGCCGCATCCCCACGGTGACCTAGAAGGTCGGGGTGGTGAGGCCGGTGCCGTTGACCTTGCCCATGCCACCGGAGTACCGGCGGAAGCTGTAGGCGAAGTAGCCGTACAGCACCAGCAGGACACCAAGGTTCGCAGCGGCAGGCTGCTCGGCCCGGATGAACACCGGCGCCGACGGGTCCTCCCACAGGTGGCACTCCGACTGCGGGACCACGTAGATCTCGTCCTCGGAGGTGGCGGTGCCGAAGTTGGTGGCGATGTTGTTGTCGACGATCACCTGGAGCCCGTTCGGCAGGACGCCGCGGACACCGGAGTCGTAGCCGCCGCCGACGTTCATGCCGCCAGCCTGGACCGGGATGCTGGGCTGGCTGATCCCCGGCCACACGGTGTTCACCTTCGACTGGATCCAGTACCAGCGACGGCTGTGCATGACCGCGTGGGTCGGCGCACCGTAGGCCAGCAGCGAGGACTCCACGCCGGAAGCCGCGGAGAGCACCTTGCCGTACAGCGAGTTGGCCGCCGTGGTGGACATGAAGTCCGGCGACGCGGTGGTGAACGCCGTCGAGGTCGCGACCGCCGAAAGGCCGGTGGTGGCCTGGTTCAGCAGCGTCGAGTCCAGCGTGGTGGCGTACCTGCGGAACAGGTCGTCCATCACGGTCTCCTCGATGCCCGTGCCACGGTCGATCGCCTGCCGGGACAGCGTCTGCTGGCCGGCCGCGGTCTGAACGTTCTCGGTGAGCAGCGTGTCGTCCAGCGAGGTCGCCGACACGGCGGTCAGCTGGGTCGACTGGATCGCCGCCGAGGAGGCGGTGGTCACCTGGGAGATGTTGACTGACATGCCGTCCGGCGGCAGGTCGTGTTTGTTGCAGACGTTGGCGAACGGCCGCAGCGCCGCGATGGCGGGGGCCTTCATGTCCGTCAGGTACTGCGGCACGACCAGACCGGTCCAGTTGCTGGTCAGCGTGTCACCGGCGGCACGGGAGATGTGCGTGGCGCGCTCGACGCGCTCCTCGTTCATGTGCCGCGAGAGCCGGTCGTTGGCGCCGACGTCGTTGTAGAGGAACTGCCGGGTCACGTCGCGCAGGAACATGGAGCCCTTGCGGTCCACGTCGGGGCGGTAGGTCCGCTCCTCGGTGCCGACGCGGGCCACGCCGTCGTAGGCCGGCTTACGGGCCTCGGTGCGGGTGGTCTCCTTCTGCGCCTTCTCCCGGGCGACCTCTTCGGCCTGGATCTCCTGGGTGGTGGCCAGCTTGGCCTTGATGCCCTTGGCGTTCTCCTTCTCCGCGTCGTGCTGGTCGCGGAGCTCGGCGATGCGGGCCTCCTCCTCGTCGGTGAGGTTGGAGCGGCCCTCGCGCTGGGCGGTGGTGATGATGAGCTCGCGCTCCTTGAGCGTCTTGGCGGCGCGCTTCTCGCACGCCTCCAGCTCGACCTCGATCTGTGCGATCAGGTCCTGGATTCCGGACATGGCTGTCCCTTTCGGGTGTGGTTTCGGATGGTTGGTGCCATCGACGAGAGCCACCCCGGTGCGATCTGCCGGGAACGGTGTCGATTACGGCCGGTGCGATCTGCCGGCAGCGCGTGTTGTGGCGGGTTACTGCTGGTGGTACTGCTTGTCGACGTCGAGCTGCGCGAGTGCGAGCCGGATCGACATGCCACTCGGCTCGTCAGCCCGGACGGGCTCGGCGGGCGGATCGGCGACTGGGGGCGCCTCGACGGGCGCGGGAGCGACTGGCTGGACGCTGGGGGCGAGATCCGCGCGGGCCGAGAGCCGGCTCATCGCCTCACGGGCCGCGAGCAGGGGCATGTCGGGGATCGCAGACAGGAACTCACCCGCGCGGGCCGCGATGACCGTGTGCGGGTTCGCCCCGTAGGTGACCGGGCCGACGTCGCCGCGGTCGAGGTCCACCTCGTGGATGCGGAACTGGGTGAAGTCCTCGTTCCACTCACCGTTGGTGATCATGAACATGAACGACTCTTCGGTGACGTCCTTGTCCTCGATCGCGGTGATCAGGTCACGGACGTCGGCCCGCTTCGGGTTGATCCATGCGCGGTTCCGCAGCCCCAGCGCATCGGCCTCGAGCTCGAGGCGGCCGTTGCGGGTCGTCGCCATGGCCGTGCCGCCATGGTTGAACCGGAAGACCACCATCGGGTCGGCAGCCAGGGTCCGGTCGAACGCGTTGGCCGAGACCACCTCGTCGTAGGGGCCGAACATGTCCCACATCTCGTAGGGCTGTTCGGTCATCGACGCGTATCCCTCGACCAGGTAGAACTCCTGGCCGTCCTTCTCCACCATCTCGGCGCGGAACTCGGAGTGGAACTTGACGTCCTCACGCTTGGCCTCGCCGCACGGCAGCGCCGCACGCTGCGCGCCGGTTGCGGACGCGCGTGCCTTCGCCGCCTCTGCGCGGAGCACGGACATGTCTGTCATGGGGTTGCTCCCATCGGTGTGGTGGCGCCCGTAGGTTGAGGTGCCTTCGCGCCCGGGGCGCCGAAGAGTCGGTCGAACTCGGCCAGCTGCGCCTCGGTGAACGGCGCCTGGTCATACAGCGCACGAGCCTCGGATGGCGCCAGCGTGCGGGCGTTGATCCGTGCGGCGATCGTCTCCGCCTGGGTCTGCGGGTCCATCCGTAGCAGCGTGTTGGTGTTCAGCTTCACGAACCGCGGCTTGGGCGTCAGCTTGGTCAGCGCCCGCTCGCGGCGGGTCAGCGGCGACTGGAGATGCATGATCAGGAACTGGAGGTTCCGCTGGATGATGTTCGCGTAGGTGATGTTTCCGCCGGTCACGATCGCGTCGATCAGGTCGCCGGGGCAGTCGAAGAATCGGGCGATGTCACCGATGCCGAACTGCTTGCCGTTGATCCAGTCCGTCGTCTGGTTGGCCACGGTCAGTGGGTTGTACTCCCAGTCCGAGCCTGTGACCCACGGCTGTCCAGAATGGACGCTGGCCTGGAACCGCTGCTTGTGGGTCGCCGCCTCTTCGGGCGACAGGGTCTTCGCGGTGTTCTTCAGTTGCGCGGCCGGGACCGTCGAGTTCCCGAACCAGTCGAGCGCGAACTCCTGGATCGACAGGTACTCACCGATTGACCATGCGGCGTAGGCGACCGGCGACAGCCCGACGTGCAGGCCGGCGACCGTGTACTGCTTCTCGTGCCAGATCGTG